CTTGACTTTTAATCAAGTTGTCCGGGGTTCGAATCCCCGCACGCTCACTTTAAAAAGCACGGTTTCCAAATGGCTAAATACCGTGCTTTTCTTGTATTTATGCGGTTTTTAAGGGTATGACCTGTCTAAAAATCATACCCTTAAAAGTAATAGAAAGTATCTAAAGTTTAGGAAAGTATTTGTTCCATGCGTGTTCCATGTTCCACTTTTGTTCCAAAAAATTTATGAAGCAATTTCTTTGCATTGTTCCATTTTTTGTTCCAGATTTAAAGCATCGTTTACAGCGGATATACTGTCCTCTTTTTCTAGCATTAAGTGATTGTATACTTCCAGAACGACCTTTTCAGAATCCCCTACAAGCCTTGCAATCATCTTTATGCTAATCTTAGGGAACTGGTAGCATAAGTTTGTGCAGTAATTATGGCGGAAGATGTGGCTTGTTAAATCCTCAATAGGACTTTCGCTGACCACTTGCATTGCTTTTATGATTCTACCCCACATTCTCCTAAATCCGCTTTTTGTCATTGGCCTGTAATCACGATTTATGAATAAGTATTTCCTACCATCTTTTCTAAGTTGTTTTATGTAACTAGAGATTGTATCGAATACGTTATCTGGCAGTGGCAATATTCTTTCTCCATTCTGTATGTTTTTTACTGTTTTTTTCTTTGGTATGTTGTCTGATATGTCGTGTGATTTGTCGATAGATACTGTATGTGCTTCTAGGTTAAAGTCTGCTTCTGTTAGTGCTAAGGCTTCTCCACACCGCAATCCACAGCCGTAAATGATGTAAACATATATTTTATCCATTAAATTAAAATCTGCCTTAAAAACGGCTCTCTGTTCGTCTGGTGTCAAAGGACGTTTTTCTTTCGCTTTGTAACTTATAGATTCAAAGTTTTCAAATATATCTGCGAATGATTGTGCGGAATAAATGCGATCACAGACAGCAGAGTTCAAGACCTGCTTAAATGTCATAACTATTTGTTGTTGTGTCCGTGGTTTGCCTTTAGCACCGTTCAGAATCAATTGTAAGTGGCTTCGCTGTACATCTTGTAGCTTAACGTATTTAATGCTGTCAAAATGGACGTTAAGCACATTGTCGTACATTTTATTTGTATTGTTGGCACGATTAGACTCTTTATATAGGATTTTCCACTGTCTGGCATAATCAATAAATAGTATGTCACTATCAATCATTGCCTGCTGTTGGTCCCTTAGTTGCTCAAACTCCTTTACGATTCTTTCTAAATCCTTTGAGCTTTTCTTGGACCGCAGGTGTTTATATCTCTTCTTTCCATTATCCTTGTATGTGCCATCCCATACGTTAGTGGAATAGTAACCGTCTTTACCTTTTTTAAATTTAGCTGTTGCCATTGTATCACTCCTTAGTTATAAATTAGTTAAAAATTGGTACAAAAAATAACAGCCATGCAAGAGTGGTTTTTAAAAAGATTGAAAAATAACATAGATGTGTTACAATATAAATGAACTTTCTATAATTTAATATTTTATAATCCAACGATGTTATGGAAAAAGGAGTTACCGATTCTTATTAGTCTTCACGGTGGCTCTTTTTTTATACCCTTGCGTGACCGCACTGTTAATGATACAATAATAGTTGGCTAGGCTTTATTAAATCAAAAACAGTGTTTTTGGAGACTGTACCACATTCGGGCGTGGTACGGTCTTTTTTTATTGTTATTTAACTTCCCAAGATTTACCGCAGTCTTGGCAAATTGCCATTTGTTTGCTATTAATATCTGTCTTGGATTTCTTTGTTTCTTTGTATTTAGATTTCTTAGGTGTTAATGCCCACAACCCTGCTGTAGCACCAATCATGGCTTTACGACCTAAGCTGTTACCTGCACGAGTAACGACACTTTTCTTTCTCACTTCGGCTTTACCTTTAGTTTTAGCGGAATCCTGTACAAACTCATATCCTATATTTAGACTGTGACATTTAGGACAATATGGTGCATCCAGATAAAAAATCTTATAAAAATCTTCGGCTTTTTGGCTGTCTACCTTTTTCAAAATCTCATAGTAAGCATCCCTAGACCTGTCTTTATCCGCTTTGATTTTGCTTGCATTAAAACCAAAATTACCGTTAAATTTACGCATTTCATAATCATAAGTTAACTGATTAATAGCATCATTTGTATAATCCAGTTTGACAATAATATCTTCTTTTGGATTCTCTTCTGCCTTATCAAAACGGCATAAATAGAAGCTGTCTTTTGCTACATAAAGTATATGTGTTAGTGTAGAAAGAAAACCACTATCTGTATATTTACCTGCTGTGATAATTAAATCACTAGGTTCATTAACAATACCTTTTTCTATAGCAATCTCAATCGTTTTTTCATCAATTTCATACTGCGGAACTTCATTATCAGCAGTAGAAACAGTAGCTAATTCTTTTAAGATTTCCTCTGTTGGGCATCCGCAGTTAGGACACGCAGGAGCTTTTTCAGAAAACTCTTTCCCACATTCAGTGCAAGTTATTAGTGCCATGTAAAATCCCTCCTTTTATAATGTATAACAAGCAACGTGACAACCACAATCGCAGGCAAATCGCAGGCTAGAACCCACGGTTTTATGCGGTTTGTAGGACTTTTTGCATAGTAGCATCACAGGCAAATCGCAGGCAAATGACAGGCAAATCGCAGGCAAACATCAATCAACTATGCATTTTCTTTTTTTAAAGTCCAAGAAACCACGGTTTTATGCGGTTTTCAGCACCATGCAAAAAGTTTTTTAAATTTGTGATTGACAAAACAATGTTTTTAGTGTATTTTTATTTTCTTTTATATAAATATATAGTATCTAAAGACTATAGTTATATATAACCTATATAGTATTATAATAATTAATATTTATATTTAATTAAAAAGAAAAAAATAAAACAAAAAAAGAAAAACATTAGAGCTGTTTGAATGCAATTAGCTGAGGGGTGTATCCTGTCAGCATTGCAAGTTGCTCTTTTGTATAATCTTTGTGTTCAAGTATCACTTCGTCTGGTATCAAAAGTTCAGAAGCAAATGTTTGTGCTTCTTGTTCGATAGAGTTCTCATAACAGTTCTTGCCGAATGAGAAGAAATAAAAATCTTCTTTGTGCAGGACTGCATGACCTAATTCATGAGCTAAGACTTCGTGATACTTTTTTTCGTTTTCTAATAATTTTTCGTTTATGTAAATAAAATCTCTTTCGTGAATCTTTAAATAGCAACCAGATATTTTTTTTAAGTCCCCGATCTGGATGATTATGTCTAATTCTTTTGCAAGCCTAACGGGGTTTCTGGTTTCGTATTTTTTAATCAAATTGTATACAATAGATTTAATTTGATTATGATTCATACATCCATATCCTTTCTTCACTTATTTTTCTGTTTAAGATATATAAGTGACATTTCGTACTGAGCTAATATCGCATCAAGAGATTCATCGTCAAGTTTTTCCCCATCGTAGTAGATAGGGTGTCTAGTCCTGTTTTTAAGTAAATCTCTCATTCTTTCCAGTTCGTCTTTGATGTCTATTACACGGTTATCTTTTTCTTTTTTATCCTCCTCCTTTCCTGTCATGAGGTAATCAATTGATACCCCGAAATAATTTGAAATCGTTTCTGCTAAATCCATACCTATTTTGGAATTTTTCTTTTTCCAAGTACTGATAGTAGAGGTTGAAACCCCTGTGTCTTTACAAAAACGATAGGCTGTTATGCCACGTCTTTTCAACAATTTTTCAAAAATTTCATACATAGCGTTGCCCCTTTTTATAAAAATAATTCGACACAACGAAATAAAACCCTTGACTACCTCGTCAAAACGTGCTAATATACACTTGTAGCTCGGATGAGCGAGGTAAAGCGAGTCGGTTTGGCGAGTGACTCGTGGAATCAAGTGATAAATAATTCGTTAAACACAATATATCACTAAACCGAGATAAAATCAATAGTTTTAACTTAGAAAGGAGTGAAAAATTTGGTTTATGAAAGATATTGTAAACTAAGAGATGAAAAAGGTATTACGGATTACCGAGTATCAAAAGATACAGGAATGACAAGTTCGCTTTTTTCAGACTGGAAAGCAGGAAGAATCAAACCGGGTTTAAAAAGCATTAAAACATTAGCTGATTACTTTGGTGTGACAGTAGATTATTTTTTAGAGGAGAGTGAGTAGTGAAGAAAAAGAAAATGAAAATGAAAATGAGAGCATGGTCAGAGTACCTATTGATTACAAGAATATCTTTTGTGCTTTCTTGTACAGCATTGGTACTTGCGATTGCGAGATTGCTACTTAAATAGACTGACGATAAGAGCTATGAAGCTTAGAAGATAGCAGAAAAGAGGGTGTATATGAATTTTGATGATTTGTTCTACTACCTAAATTACGGCAGAACGAGAAAACAAAAAAAGAGAGACTTAATGTTTTTAAGAACTCTCTTCTTCATACAGCTTATTACTGTGATTATTGCAGTGATAGTAATTGCTATTTGTATATGGATACTATTAGCGAAATAAGAGCAATGATAACAGAAATAACGGACAAAACAGTGTTGAAAATCACAATACCTTTTGTCCAGAACCATTCTTTACGAATTGCTTTGATAAGCTGTTTATCATTTTCTAAAAATTTTAAAATTTCATCTTGAACCTTTTGATTTTTGGAATAGTCAGAAGATTTCATTTTATCAATGGTTTCTTCATCTGGTTTATCAAGATGCGGTAAAGGATTTTTAGACATAGTATACCTCCTAAGGAGATTATAACACAGAAAGGAGTACAGAAATGTATATTCCACCATTTCAATTAGGAATATTTGTAGGAGCTGTAGGAGTAATTGCACTTGAAATCACAGCTGTATTAATCGACAACTACAGAAGTAAAAAGAGAAGTGAAGCACGAAAGAAATAAAAATGCCCCATGCGGTACTGGAACTACCACACAGGGCGAATGTAACCACTAACTAGCCTAGCGGAAACAAGAAGATTATAACACAATCTTCCAAGAACCGCAAGAAAGAGGTGCAGGACTTATGGAAGAAAAAGACAAAACGTGGTCAGAGATAGAAGAGCTCTTCGCTACAGAGGTTATAGAGCAGAGTAAAAGGACAGCCAAACGGTGGTTCATAATCTGGTTGATAACATTTCTAACATTGGTTGGGACTAACGGAGTGTGGATATATATGTTTAATCAATACGATTATGTTAGTCAAGATGGGAGCGGAGTAAACACCTACAAGACAGACGTTAATGGAGATGTTAACAATGGGTCAGAGAATTAGAGAGAGAAAATACGGTAAGGCGAAGAAATTAGCAATTCGCAGAAATCGTAAAACTCCAAAAAAGAAGAGAAAGCGGTACAGAATCCGCAGAAAGTGAGGTAAACATGGAATACCAGAAGCCAGTTATGAAGATGGGAGAGCTTATAAAAATGGGATTCCCGAGATCATTCCTTGATGAAGCCTATAGAGAAAGAGGACAGGACTTTGCACAAAAAGGTCCTAAGTCAAATTCTCCTATATTTTTCGATACAGAAAGATTTGAAAAATGGAGAATAAGAAAACTAGCAAATGAGAACCAAGCAATGCAGAGAGGAGGGTTCTAAATGAAAATGGGAGCATTCATGATGGGGTGTGGACTGTTAGTCTGCGGATTAGATTTAATGCCATTCTGGTTTATGGGTACTTGTGTAGCCGCAGGACTGGCATTAATCGCACAAGAGCGTGATGGATGGAAATGAAAAAAAGCACCCAGACGTGCAGGTCTTAAGTGCTTAACAAAAAATGTATAACAACAGTATAGCAAGAAAAGGAGATTATGACAATGATTATTACAAAAAAAGAGTTCAAAGATGCAGTAAGAAAAGTAATTATTGAAGCAGTGAAAGAAACTAGAGACCCAAACTTTACAGAAGAGGAAAATAAGGTAGCAGATAAAAATATTGCAACAGGCATGACAGACTTCTATAGCAAACTTATTGCAAAACTTTACGGACAAGATAATGAAGAATGGATATACAACATGGAAGAAGCATTTGATAACGCAAATACAATCTTAAATGAAAGAATGGCGAATAACAATGCCGCTGAAACTGTTTTTGAAAATTTAGCATATGCGGCAAGCGTGGTAAGACTTTTGAGAATGCTTGAAGAAAATGAGCAGGAAGAAACAGTACCAAAAGAATTTGACGTAGAAGAGATTCTGAAAGAAGCAGGGAGTGAGCAGGAATGATCGTAACAGGATACACAAATGAATACGGAACAGTAATCCCTATGGAAGATGCAGAAAAATATATTCGTGGACAAGTTAACGGAAATGAAGAATGGAAACAGTGGTTCATTGACTATGCGTTGGATGCATTAACAGGAAGCACAAAAGAAGCTGAAAAGCTTAAAGAAGCATTCTTTAACGATGTATGCAGTGACAAAGAATGTGACGAGCAGGGAAATGCAATTCCATATAACGGAGAATATGAACCAGAGGGGAGATAAATAACCATGACAATACATGAAAAAATGATGAAGATTCAGACAACATTAAAAGCACCGAAAAATCTGTACAACTCTTTCGGTAATTACAAATACCGAAACGCAGAGGGAATCTTAGAAGCTGTGAAACCACTTCTGGAAGAACAAAAACTTGCAATGTACATAACGGATGATGTAATAGCGGTTGGAGATCGTGTCTACGTAAAAGCAACGGTAAAGGTGCAGGACATTGAGACAGAAGCCAGTGTAGAAGCAACAGCACTCGCAAGAGAAGCACTTAATAAAAAAGGAATGGATGATTCTCAGATAACAGGAACAGCATCATCTTATGCACGTAAGTATGCCTTAAATGGAATCTTCTTATTAGATGATACAAAAGATGCAGACACAGACGAAAACCAGAAAGAACGCAAAGCAAGAGCTGACAAGCAAGCAGACGATAACAATGCGGATGCAATCAGAGGTATGAAGATTTCAAAAATCAAACAGGACACACTTTTGAGTCTGTGTGATGAAATGGCATTTGATATTAACAAGATTCTTACATCTTATCATCATAAAGATATTTCAGAAATTACCGAGGGAGAATATCAGTACATTGTAGCCAACAAAGACAAGGCTAACGTAAGAAAGATTTGGAGCTGATTAGATGGAAACTAAAGCCAAAATTCATGATATATCCATTGATTTTGAAAGTGGTAAGCAGGTTATTTCCCTTGTGTGTGAAAAAGACATACGAGGGGAATATGACAGACTGAAAGATAAAGAATGTCGGCTTAAGGTTGTTCAGTACCGTGAGGGCAGGAGCTTAGATGCCAATGCATACTTTCATGTACTGGTTGGAAAGATTGCAGAAGTAACAGACAACAGCAAGGTATATATAAAGAACAAACTCATAGCAGAGTACGGACAGCATGAGATTATAAACAGTTCTTTGGTATCGCTTCCGTTGGATAACGACATAGAAGTGTACGACCTTGAATTTTGCCATCTACAGCCGACAACCCAGACAACTACCAATAAGGCAGGAAAGCTATTCAGAATCAATCTGGTAATGCGTGGGAGTCATACCTACGACACAAAGGAAATGTCTGAACTGATAAAAGGAACTGTTGCAGAAGCAAAAGAACTTGGAATTGAGACAGCAACACCGCAGGAGATAAAAGAAATGGAAGAAAGGTGGAGAGTAAAACTTGAAAAAGCTAACTAGTGTATTTACAGAAAATATGGACTGTTGCATTTACACAGGTTCTTACATAGTGGAAAGACATCATATATTCGGTGGTTCTAATAGGAAGAAAAGTGAAAAATATGGATTTGTCGTACCACTAAGACCAGACTTTCATCCGAACGGTGTACATTTTAACAGAAAAAATGGAGATATAGATACAAAGCTTAAGACGATGGCTCAAACATATTATGAAGAGAATATCGGTAGCAGGGAAGAGTTCAGAAAGGAGTTTGGCAAGTCATGGCTGTAACATACACAATTCAAGGAAGACTTGATGGACTTAACACTTTTATTTATGCAAACAGGACCAATCCCTACAAAGGTGCCAGATGCAAAAAAAACAATCAAAAAATTTGCAAGGCATACATACCACAATGGCTAAAGAAAAAGCACATAAAATTCCCAGTGATTCTGGAAATTAAGTGGTATGAAAAGAATAAAAGACGTGATCCAGACAATGTCTTTTCGGCTATTAAGTACATATTAGATAGCTTGGTAGAAGCAGGAGTGTTCCCAAACGATGGTCAGAAACAGGTAGAGGGTATCGTTAACTGGATAAAGGTTGATGCAAAGAATCCAAGAATCGAGATAACAATCTACGAAGACGGAGACAAATATTAAGCAGGAGGGCAATGATGCAAATAAACATAAATACAGACTGGGAATGGTATGAAAACACAAATGTATTTAGATTGTTTTATCATTGCCTACTACATACAAATTTAGAGGATAAACGGTACTGCGGAAAAGAGATAAAGGCAGGACAATTTGTATCTTCGATAACAAGAATCAGTGCAGAGACAGGATTGACAGAATCGCAGGTCCGAACAGCACTAAAGAAACTAAAAGACACTGGGTACATATCCACAAAAAGCACAAATAAATACACGATATACACAGTAAATGAGTATCAGAAGTACATAGATTGTAGACAAGTTGCAGAAACAACTACCGAGGAAAACACGGTGGTTGAAAATGGAACAAAAATGGAACAACCAGTGGAACGAAAAATGGAACAAACAGACGAAAACGCAAAGAAAAATTGCGAGAAATCAAAAGAAAATTGCGAAAAGTCGAATAAAAAAGCAATCAATGATTGCTTTGAAAGACTCTGGAAACAGTATCCGAATAAACGTGGTAAAGGGCAGGTATCCGACACAAAGAAAAAGACTCTGTATGAGATAGGAGAAGAAAAAATAGAAAGAGCTTTGAAAAGGTATCTGGATGATTTATCTAAGGACAGTAGTTGGAGAAAACCACAGAACGGCTCGACATTCTTTAACAGTGGTTACGTGGATTATCTGGACGAGAACTACGAAAAACCACAAGAACCGAAGCCACAGCGGAATCCTGCAAGTGTCTTAGAGTGCGAGAGAGACTATGACTTTGATGATTTAGAAATGCAGTTACTACATAAGCAATTAGAGTAAGGAAAAAGGAGTGATGGAAAATGTATCAAATGAGTTTTTTTGGTAATGAAACAGCACTTAGAAGCCATTCCATTACCAAGCAGACTAGAAGAGAATCCCACAAAAAGATTAATAAAGAAGCAATACATATCTTAATTCTTGAACAGCTTGAATACGAAGCTATGACAGCACGAGAGATCGCAACTGTGTTATATAAACACAAAAAAGTCTTAGAACCGACAAGGCAGCAGGTACAACCACGGCTAACGGAGTTAGTGCAGGACGGACGTATTGAGGTATGCGGTAAACGTCATGACAGTTTGACAGGCAGGAATGTAGCAATCTACAGAAAGGTGGTGGAAGAAGATGGGGTATAAGAAATTCACAACAGAATTTAAAAGAAAAGTTGTTGCGGAAAGCAACGCAAGACATGAGGTAAAGAGCGTTGCGAAAGAATACGGTATTGATTCATCCACCCTCTTTAAATGGAAAAAACAGAACTTAGATGAAGACAAAGAAGAAAACGCCCCATATTCTCGTGAATACATAAAAATGGTAGTAAAGACAAGACTGACAAAAAACAATACGTCAAAATCTTGCTCACAAATGTTTAAGATTCCAGAGTATTTGATTACATTTTGGACAGAAAAATTTGGGGATGAAGTAAGAAAAGAAATTGAAGCAGAACAGCAACGTAACAAAAGGAAACCTAGAGGTATTCATGTCACATCTAGTGCAGTCTATTGGAAATAAGAAAAGGAGATTAAAGAAATGAAAAAATTTGAATTAACAACAGAATTTATTACTAACTTTTTAGGAACTAAGTTATTCAGAATTAAAGCTCTTGTAGAGTTTGGAAAAGTAGAAAAAGGAGAGCTAGGTGGTTTTGTAGAGAAAGAAGAAAATCTGGATCATGATGGAGATGCATGGGTGTCTGGAGATGCAATGGTGTATGGAAATGCAAGGGTGTCTGGAAATGCAGAGGTGTATGGAGATGCAGAGGTGTATGGAAATGCAGAGGTGTCTGGAAATGCAAGGGTGTATGGAGATGCAATGGTGTATGGAAATGCAAGGGTGTCTGGAAATGCAAGGGTGTATGGAAATGCATGGGTGTCTGGAAATGCAAGGGTGTCTGGAGATGCATGGGTGTCTGGAGATGCAAGGGTGTCTGGAGATGCATGGGTGTCTGGAGATCAGATGTATGCAGCAGTAAAAGGCTTTGGCAGTGAGTATAGAAACACCACATTTTTTATTACTAAAGACGGAAATGTTTGTGTAAATTGCGGATGCTTTAGCGGTACATTAGAGCAATTCAGAGAAAAAGTGGAAGAAACACATAAGGATACTAAGTACGCAAAAGAGTATTTGATGATCGCAGACCTTATGGAAATGCATTTCAAAGAAGAATTAGAAAAGATTAAGAAGTAGTAACTAAATAACCCTTTTCTGGTTTGATTCTCTGCCTAAGTAACTGTAAATAATGTTTTTTTTGTATTTTCAGATTCTTCCATTTTTCATTTTTTATTAGGCAGAGACTCAAGCCAGAAAAGGCTTGTTGCACAGGATTTTTATATACCACACGACAACTAAATAAAAGAATCCTCGCAACGCATAAGTACAATATAGCTATTGTATAAGTCATGATTTCCCCTGCTATTAACGGCAGGGGAGAGAATGGACAGTAAAGGAGTAAAAATGCAAATTTATAATATAGAAACGAAAGCAATTATAAGCGGAGAAGAAATAAAAGAATTAGATGATTGTTTTATTTTGTCAAATGTTGATGAGAGAAACGATACACATACAACTATTAGATGTTTGAAACCAACATGGAACAAAGCAATTTGTAAAGAAACGTGTTTACAGCGTATTACAAGTCAGCTAAATCAACTTACACAAAACACGGTTTTAGGAGTTGATGAGTTAAGCAATAATACAGATACACTCATGATGAGAATAACATTGAAAAATGTTAAAAACAAAAGTCTATTGATATATAACAAACAAAATAAAACAACATACATTGATTGTTGGCTTATCAGTAGTAGATTTTTAGATCAAGCCATAGAAGATTATTTAACAAATAAGGAGGATTAAATATGGGAATTAAAAATCTAACAGAAGCAGAAGAAAAAGAGTTTTACAGACTTGTTGGGAAGATGAATGGAGAAGAACCAGACAAGAAACAGGATGCAAAGGTAAAGAAACCACAAATAAATGAATGTTATTACATTGTTGATAACGATGGAACTATTACATCGTGCGTGTGGCTGGATAATAATTTTGATCGAAGAAGATGGAAATTAGGAAATGTTTTTCTAACCAAACAAGAAGCAGAATTTGCAAGAGAGAAAAGAAGAATAGAAGTTGAACTTGAACGATATGCAAAGGAACACAATGACCCAACACTCGAAGATAGTTATTTCATTTTGTATGATGAATACAATGAAGAACTTGATTATGATGTGTGGGCCGATTACAGACCACAGGGAGCGGTGGTATTCGCATCAAAACAACTTGTATTTGATGCGATCGAGTCAATAGGAAGAGACAGAATCATTAAATACATCTTTGGGGTAGAAAGTGTGGGAGAGGAATGAATTTTACAAAAGCGTTCGCAGTATTTATGCAAATTGATTCAAAGGAGTTTACGGAAGATGAAAAATATGAAGCAATACAGCAGGTGTTAGATGCAGCGACAATAAACAGTATCACAAAAAAGCAGGTGTTAAATGTAGTGTCATGGTTGTTCAATAAGCAACAAAAATATATTATCCAGATGCAATGAAAGATGTATTACCACTTAATGAGTTTGTGAAAAACATTACAGATAAAGGATATAAGGTTGAATTAACAAAAGATAATGTTGTCAGTGATACCGTAGTGAATATCTATAAAGAAGTGGAGATGGAAGAATGATATTAAAAGTCTTACTTGTTATCATCGGCATTATCTTAGGACTGGTGGGCAGTGGTTTCTGCCAGTCTGCTAAAGCAAGAGATACGATCACAATTACATTAGAAGATTATGAACACATCGGTGCTGTATTTAACAGCTTGCCGATAAGAGAACGACATAAGAACTTAAAAAAGCAGGACGTTGCGTTATATAGATGCCCTAAGTGTGGAAACTACATAGCAGAATGGACAGAAGTTTGCGAGTGTGGAAATAAATTAGACTGGGGAGAAAGTGAGGACTTGAATGTTAATAAGAATTAGCGAAACGCAGGTTATAAATATACAACAGGCTACAGGCTTGTATATTGCAAAAAAATTAAATTGGTACGAAGTTCGATGCACTATGATAGATAACGAATACGTTATTAAAAAATGCACATTGAAACGACAGGCGTTAGAAACATTAGATAGGATACTTAGTCAGTACGACAGAGGACAAATGGTTATCAAGTTATAAAGGAATGATTACATGAAATGTGTTTGTATGGGATGTACAGAAGCAACCGGCAGGAGTTGGGATTGCCACACAAGATGTGATGGTTACAAAGAGTTCCAAGCCAAAAACGAGAAAGAGAAGAACGTTATCAAAATGAAAAAGCCTTATTATAAGTCGTTATCAAAAGAAAAATTTATGAAACGGAATGCTTTAAACAGGAACAGGAGGGGAAGAAAATGACAGGGTTATCAATAGACGTTATCAAAAATCAGATACGATTATCAAAAATGTTTGCAGGAAGTGAAGCGGTATCAACTAAGGCATTGAAAGAATTTCTTGAGTACAAAGAAACAGGATTGACACCGCAGGACATAAAAGACATGGACAAGATGTATTTAGAAAAGTGCCAACAGGTTAACAAGCTAACGTGTACTTGCGAAATGTACGAAAGGATGGCTAAAAAGTGAGCAATATATTATTTATAGTGATGTATGGTATTGCAGAAACATCACTGGGACTATGTGGAGCAACAACGACTGTATATTTATTAATTTTTTGTGTTGATCTGGTAGTAAATCGCACATTACAGGAATTTAAAAATGATAAAAATATACAAAAAGTTTTAAAAATTGCAATGTTATCATCTTATGTATGTGTGTTATCAACTGTATTTTGTGCGATAATTGCAGGATTTAAAGGAGTTTAAAATGAATAAGCAAGATTTATATGCATTATGTACATTAATACCGCCTATGGACGATTACAGCGGTCACAATATGTATCTATGCGGTAAACGTGACGGATTTAATGAGTGTGTGAAGATGTTAAAAGAAAATCTGAAGAATATAAAAGAAGAAGCAGGGGTTTAATCCTCTGTTTCTTCTTTTTTTGCCTTTTTATTGAATTTTTCCCATCGTTCTGGATACACTTCTTGAAACCATTTAAGAAAATCTCCAAACAGAGCGTTTTCTGCTTCTTTTCTAACCGTGGCTGCATCTTCTATATTATAGTATCTTCCTAAATGGTATGTTTTGCCTTTAAATACTATTGTAGCAGCCCATTTTCGCCGATTTTTGTCCCAACTAACACCACGGACTCCAGATGTGTTATTCCGTAGCATTTTTCTAGGTTTGATTGATATAATGGATGTATTTTCTATATATCCTTGTTCACATGTCTTCGCTGCCTTTTTGAGGTTTTCTCTGGCACTTCTTTGATGTGAGCAACCACAAGACATTTGTTTGTAAAACAGTCCGGCAGGAACTAGGTAGTGCTTTCCGCAAGAACATTCACACTCCCATTTATACCGATTTCCAACTCTTATTTGCTTAATTGCTTTACAACCATAATCGTTAATTTTATCAGTGAGGTCAAATGGTTTATAGTAATTAGCTTCGGCAAAACATCCGCAAGATTGAGTTCGACCAGATGTTAGAGCATCGTATCTTACAGTTTTTGTATTTCCACATTCACATTTGCAAATGGCATAAACTCTTCCTTTTTTTCTATAAGCATCTATGATAGTTAATTTTCCCCACTTTTCTCCATTAAATTCATTTGTATATCGTGGTGCGTTTTTACATTCTTCGGAGCAATATTTTGCACTTGGTGCACCATCAAAAGTCTTTCCACAGACAACGCATTCTCTTAAAGCCATAAATAAACACCTCTTTCTGTAATGAATTATACATATTATATTACTAATGTACAAGAAAATTTCAGCGAATGACCAGAACTTTTCTGGTCCTTAATGTTATCTATATGAAAAGTTGTGATCTAAAATCTCTATGTTGTAGTTACCAGTTGTACCGCTTACCTGTTGATGCGTGATAATGTAGTTTGCTGTGATACCTGCGGTAATGATCGCTGTAAGTATGATTGATAATAATATTTTATTCATATAAACACCCCAAATCTTCCAAAATCATTTCTATTGCATATTCTCGTGAACACATTTCAGCACCATCCCAACGATTTTGCTCAATCATTGAATTTGCTTCTTTAACGGCTTCTTTTTCGGTATAACCGCAACTCATTAACCACTGTACAATTTTAATCATGCTAGTTCTCCTTTTCTACCCTCGTAACCTCCGGGGTGGGTGGTGTATGTTATACATTGATAAGTTGCTCCCAGTTAGGATGTTCCTTATCAAACTTTTCTAATTCTTTTTCTCTTTCGTCATAGGCTTCAAGTTCTAAAGCTTCGATTTCTTCCCAACTAAAACCAAGTTTTAAAAGATTGTCAGCCAGTTCATCACAAAGTGAGGAAGCTTCTAAATCTTGACGGTAAATGAAAATTTTTACCGCATTTTTATAACCTCTGATTGCTGAATTTCTAGCAACCTCTTCTTTAAAAGCTTTGTCGATTTTTCTACCTCTGTAATAATCCATAATTTTCAACCTCCTAAATTCTTTCTAAAATCTTTTTACAAGCTTCTACATATCCCTCTGGAAGTGCTTCGGTGTTCATCTTTCCACCGCTTGCTCTCTATTCGAGATATTTTTTAACTTCTTCTTTTTCTTCTTTCAGTTCGAAAATGAACTCTTCATAAGAAACGAAGTCCTCATTTTCAACTAACTTTTCAATTTCTTTTCTTAACTCTTTCATCTTATTATCTCCTTTTCTGATTGCTTTGTTCTCTTAATTTACTTTTATTATATCACTTTAAAAAGTTATGTCAATATAAAATATCACTTTTTATGATAATATTTCTCTTGACGTGGAAAGACTATATAATATATAATGTAGTAAATAGGAGGTAATGAAAAATGTTAAAATACAAAATTGATGTATATGATGCACTGCAAAGAAAAGGATTTACTACATATAAAGCTAAAACTACCAATTTACTTAGTCAAAACACGTTAAACAAGATAAAAAATGAGGATACAGCTATAACGCTAAAGGCTTTAAATGCTGTATGCAATATCTTAGAAATGCAACCGGGGCAGATATTGGAATATGTAAGAGACGAAGAGGACGAAAAAAAATTAAAAGAATTATAAATATCACTTTACAAAGGGATAAAGATGTGGTAAGATAAAGACAGTTAAAGGAGATCAGCAAAAAGAAAAGGAGATAAAATTATGAACAAAAGAACAAAAATGGAATTATTGGCACGGCGCATAGAAGAAAAGAAAAATACAATATACTTCACGGAGAACCATCCGAATGAAGGAATTGACGACAGTTTGTGGGGATACAAATATTTTCTGCTGTATAAGAATACTTTCGGAGTTTTTCGGAAGTACAAAACACAGCAAGAAGCAATAGAAGATATGACGGAAATTTTAGAAGAAGAATAAAAGGAGTGTTGAAAATGAAAGAATTAAAAAATAAAAAATTAGTTTTATCAGCAATCGCAAGAGAAATGAACTTCTGGTATGACGTGTCTTTGAAAACAGACAGCGAAATTACAAAAGAAGAAGCAGAAAAGAAAATTATCGGACTGCATGAAGCATACTTTGAAATCCGAGGAAACAAGGGGCATGTTTCTTACGTTGCAGGAGTCGACGAAGAAGCGGGAGATGTTGACAGCATGTACAATCTTGTACTACAAAGGCATTAATAAAAAGAGTGTAAACAAAGGCACTTTCCACTATGGTATAATTATCTTAGATAAAACCATAGTCGGGAGGTGTCTTTTTTGATTAATAACAAACTAAAGAATTGCTGTAACGATTGCGTACATTGCGAGATCGTGACAGAGACAAAGAGAAGAGCTATCCCAGAGGATAAGACAGAAGTGGTACTTGTAAATATAAAGTGTAGTCATATGTGCGTATGTGGCAGATACAAGAACGAGGTGCAGGATGGAAGATAGAAGTATATGCTGTGCTGAATGTATGTATCTACTAGGAAGTGATACAAAGAACTACTATATGTGTAACGTAGGCAAGTATGACAGAATAGACAACGCATATCTATGCACATGCGACAAATATAAAAGCAGGAATCCAAGCACAAAAGAATATAAGAGATGAATAACAAATCGTTAGAGGTGGTAAATTTCGTTGTAACCACGCACCCTATGGGTTAAAAGAGATGCAAGAGATGTGACGCTTGCCTAACGGTCTGTTTAAATATATATAAACCTAGAAAGGATGTGAGAAGATGAATCTAAATAGAATTATGCGAAAACTACAAAGAGCAATAGTATCAAATGGATTTGTAATAAGCTTAGACACAACACAATTCTATTCAGAGGACCAGAAACGAATGATAACAATGTACATCCTGTCTATAAAAGCATTTGAGAATACAAGAAAAGGTTGGAAAGACACACGGTATGAGATACTAAGAACAGCTTCACAAGTGGATATAATTAAATGCCTGTCTGATATATGGGCAAGTATAAGAGAAAGGAATGGGCAAATAAATGCGTAATGAACTTACACAGAAGCAAAGAACATTTGCTCATGCATGGATAGAAAACGGTGGGAATGATTATCAAGCGGCAATAGATGCGGGATATTCGCAAGCAACAGCAAAGAACGCAAGAAAGAATATCTTGGAAAAACGTGGAGTAAAGGAATATATTGCTAAACTACAAGCCGACTTAGACAAAGAAAAAGGGTTTGATATTATGAGTCTTGCAGACATACAGCGAAGACGGTCAATGATCGCCACTGGTGCGTTGCAAGATTCCTTTGGATTTACGCCAGATTTTCCAGATCAGTTGAAAGCCATGAACGACTTGGAAAAGGCTTTAACGGTGCAGGCAAAGGAAGAGGAAGAGAAGAAAGCGAGAGAAGAAGCATTAAAGAATAAGACATATCACATGGACCTTGATATAATCCCCGATGTGTTTCACCCGATGATTAGAGATATAAGAAATCATGGCCATACAGAATATGTATTACCGGGGGGACGTGGTTCGAGTAAATCTTCTACGATACCTAACATTATAACGGAGCTTATGAGGAATGATCATAACATGCACGCACTTGTTGTAAGACAGGTGTACAACACTGTAAAGGATTCTGTGTATGCTAAAACTAAGTGGGCAATAACAAAGCAGGAGTTCACGGAAAAAGAATATAAGTACACAAGCTCGCCTTATGAAATTACCATGAAAGACACAGGGCAAAAAGTATATTTTCGTGGTGCTGATGACCCAGACAAGATTAAATCAATTTCCCCAGAGTTCGGATATATCGGCATACTGTGGTTTGAAGAACTGGACCAGTTCACAGGACCCGAAGCAGTGAGAAATATTGAACAGTCCGCTATTCGTGGTGGAGATAAGGCATATATATTTAAGAGCTTCAACCCACCGAAAAGTGCTAACAATTGGGCAAATCAATATTTGCAAGAACCAAAAGACAACAGAATGATTGTAAGAAGCACATATCTAGACGTACCTAAAGAGTGGTTAGGTAAACCGTTTATCGAAGAAGCGGAGCACCTAAAAGAAATTAGACCAGAAGCATATGAACATGAATACATGGGCATTGCTAACGGTAACGGTGGGGCAGTGTTCGAGTATGTAGAAGTAAGAGAAATTACAGACGAAGAAATAGCACAGATGGACCGCATATATCAAGGCGTTGACTGGGGTTGGTATCCGGATAAGTACGCATTTACAAGGACGCACTACGATGCGGCACGAGAAACAATCTATTTTATAGACGAACATTGTGTAAATAAGTGGTCAAACGAGCAAACAGCCGATTGGATAAAGAAAAAAGGCTATAACGATTATGCGATCGTTTGTGATAGTGCAGAGCCTAAATCTGTAGAGGACTATAGAAACTTAGGTCTTGTGGCACAGGCAGCAGTTAAAGGTCCAGGGTCAGTTGAATACGGCATGAAATGGCTACAACGTAGGAAGATTGTAATTGACCCGAGGAGAACACCATACGCATACAAAGAAATTACAACGTATGAGTATGATAGAGACAAAGACGGTAATATAATAAGCGGATACCCAGACAGAGACAATCATGCTATTGACTCACTTAGGTATGCATACAACAGAGTGATTATGAGGAGAGGAGAGAACGCATAATGATGATAAATCTAAAAGATGTAACTTGTATACAAATTGGAAATGTAATGTTAGACATCAAGGATATAGAAAAAATATCTATCCATGATGGTGGGGTTTGGCTTACGATTAATAGCGATTTGATACAAGGAGATATAGAAACAAAAATCGGAAACGTTAAACTGATAGCGGTGGAATAAATGGGTATAATAAGCAGAATGAAAGAGATATTAAGTAACCTTTTTAGACAAAGGGCAAGAGAAGAATTTAAGATAGACACTGTGACCAGTCCAGAGATGCAGAGAGTGATTGAAAAGTGTGCATACATCTATAAAGGCAGTCCGTACTGGTTAGACAAGGACGAGCATATAAAGACTATCAATTTTGCAAAAGCAGTGTGTAGTGAGACAGCACGCCTTGCTACACTTGCGATAGGCATAGAGATAGATGGCAGTGCAAGAGCGGATTGGTTGCAGGAGCAGATTGAAAAGGAATTAGAGCAGGTACGGCACCATGTAGAATATGGCTGCGCATACGGTACAGTTGTATTAAAACCTAACGGTGCAAGTGTGGACTTGATTACACCAGAGAATTTTATAGTAACAGACGAAAGCAATGGAGAGATTCAAGGGATTGTATTTGTACATCGTGAAATCTCAAGTGATGGCAAGACGTATTACACAAAGCTAGAGTATCATAGGTACATCGAGGACGTGTATCAGATTACAAATCGTTGCTATGCTTCTAAAGATGCAAACGATACAGGAAAGCCGATTGACATAGACGAGACACCTTGGCGTGGAGAACTAGAAGATGTAGGACTTGCAAATCTGAACGGACAACGCCTGTATGCAGTCTTAAGGACACCGCAGGCGAACAACGTTGATCTACATTGCAGTTTAGGACTGCCGATTTTTTACGATGCGATAGAAGAACTTAAAGACTTAGACACTGCATACAGCAGGAACGCAACAGAGATATTCGATAGCCGAAGAATGTTGTTACTAGACTCCGACAAGCTATTAGAGACTGGTACAAGGGTAAATAATACACAGGATGGATTTGAGAGAAGCAAGAAGCGGTTAAGACTGCCAGAGTACGTCAAGAATGTAAATAGCTCAGACATTAAAGGATTCTATCAAGAGGTAAACCCAAGTCTCAACACGGATACACGATTGACAGGAATCAATGCATTGTTAAGCCAGATCGGCTATAAATGCGGATTCTCTAACGGATACTTTGTGTTTAACGAAACAACAGGCATCCAGACAGCGACAGGAGTTGAAGCAGAGCAACAGAGGACGATACAATTTGTTAAGGACGTAAGAGACAAATTACAAGCCTGCATGGATGATCTGATTGCAGCACTTAATATATTTGCTGATCTGTACAAATTAGCACCAAGCGGACCGTATGAAACCGTGTATGACTTTGGAGACATTACATATAACGAAGATGAAGATAGAGCGAGATGGTACAGCTATGTTACTTCCAACAAGATTCCATTCTGGTACTATCTAGTTAAATTTGAGGGATTCAGTGAAGAAGAAGCAAAAGCACTTGAAGAAGAAGCACAACCGAAAGAGCCAGACTTATTCGGTGCAAGCGGAGAGGAGTGAAAGCATGGGGAAGTACAAGACTGAAAAATATCTTGCATACCTTAATGGCGAAGATGTAAAACTACCTGAACCATTTACAAAACAAGAAAAGCTGTTGTACAACATCTACAAAAAGGGAGTTACAGGCAGTACAGAAACAGACAAAACATTAACACAAGAGGGCAAGCCTGCGGATGCGGCAACAGTTGGGAAGATGCTAGACGTGGCACTAATGGCAAAAGACCCCGAAGAATAGGCGGTGGGATTATGCTAACGCCAGATTACTTATGGTATGTGCCAGAAAAGGCAGAGAAGCAGGCGGAAGAACTACATAACAAAATTGTATCTGTAATCATCGAACGAATGATGATAAGGCTAGGACGTGGGGAAGATTACCTTTTTACTCCTATTGACAAGTGGCAGATGGATGTATTGCAGGATGCAGGGTATATCTTGCAGGCGGTACAGAAAGAGATTGCACAAACAACAAAGATAGGCATTGATACAATCGTACGGACCATGAAAGAAGCAGGTATAAAGGCTATAGAGTGGGATGATGCAGTGTATAAAAAGGCAGGTCTTGAACCGAAACCACTGGGGGAAAGCCCTTATCTACAACGATTGTTGCAGAGAAATTATGAAAAGACAAAGGGAGAGATGCACAACTACACTGGTACAATGCCGAACGCCTGCCACGATAACTACATAGATGCAGTGGACAAGGCATACAACCAAGCAGCAAGCGGTACAACGAGCTACACAGAAGCGGTCAAAGAAGCGGTTAACGACATTATAGACAAGGGCGCAGATGTAACATACCCTAGCGGACGTAGAGACAGCATAGAGACAGCTACAGCAAGAGCGGTCCGTACTGGTGTAAGTCAGATGGCAGCAGATATTACAGACGCACGTATGGATGAGATGGATTGGGATATTATCCTAACATCAGCACATCTGGGAGCCAGAATAGGAAACGGTGGAGATAATTTAACCAATCACTTCTGGTGGCAAGGTAAATTTTACAGTAAAAGCGGTAATGACCCAAGATTTCCGCCTTTTTCGGTCTGCGGTATGGGAAACGTGCAGGGAATCCATGGAGCAAACTGCCGACACTCCCACGGTCCGGGGGATGGAATAAACAATCCGTTCGAGGACTATGACAGCGAAGAGAATCGCAAAGAATACGAGAAACGGAAACGACAGAGAGAGCTTGAAAGACGTATCAGAAAGACGAAACGGCAGTTAATCGGCATGAAAACGGCTGTGGATAATGCAAAGGACGAAGCTTTAAAGCATGAGCTTGATATGGAATATCAGAAAAAGGCTGCGCTGTTGCAAAAACAGAATCAAGCTTATAAAGATTACTGCAAGCAGAACAATCTCAAGACACAAAACGAAAGACTCAACACCGCAGGATGGAACAGGAGTCAAGCATCCTCAGCACGAGGTGCAGCGACACGATACAACAATGCACGAGGTAAATAATGGATACTATAAACAAAATTATGGTAGCTTGTGGGTGGATTATAACAATTGGTAGTGCGATAGGAGTCTTATATACTGCCTATAAGCATTACAAGAAGCCTACGGACGATTTGAAACATCGAATAGATCATATAGAGACAGATATTAAAGAAATTAAACAAAAGCTAAATAGTGACTACAGTGCTATTAATAATCAACGTAATGATATGAACCTAGTTATGAAAAGCATGTTTAATTTGATTGAGAACAAAATCACAGGAAACAACATTGAGGGTCTAAAAAAAACCAGAGACGATCTGATAAATGCGTTGACAACACACGACAAACAGTGAGGTGTTTGCTTTTGAAAGTATATGATTTTACCGTACCCGAACTAAATATGTTCCGTACGTATTGCAACTTCACAGATGTTGAAAGAACATTGTTCGAGTATCGGGCAAAGAATATACCACTAGAGAAATGTGCAGAGCTTATGAATGTAAGTCTGTCTACAGCAAAGAGAATCAGCAGGAGAGTTAATAACAAGATTATTAGAGTATGTTAAGGAGAAACATAATGGCTAAATATGTAAAGAAACCAGTTGTGATTGAAGCAGTTACATATGAAGAACTTATAAAAAATGAACATGGTAAACCAATAGAACTTGAATACAATGGATATATTATCAAAAGATATGATGATGATCACTATATCATTCCAACATTAGAGGGAGATATGTTACTTGAAAAAGATGATATGCTTATCACTGGTGTGGACGGGGAAATCTACCCATGTAAGAAAGAAATCTTTGAAAAGACTTACGAAAAGGTGTAAAAAAGAGGGTATTGAAAAGGCGAAAATCCATGATACAATATAAATGTAACAAGTAATAAGTTGTTGAATAAATAATTATAAGATTTTCTTTTAAGCTTTAAATGAACATGGTTTATTTCGGAGATACTTTTTCATGTTATAATACTTTAATCCTTTTCTTATTGTTTTGTTATGTAATATAGTACGGTGGATTCCTAACGGAGTCCGTGGAAGTATAACTCAGTTGGTCAGAGTAGTCGGCTCATAACCGACCTGTCACAGGTTCGAGGCCTGTTGCTTCCATTTGCTCGCTGTTGTGGGCATAAGAAATTTTTAAATTTCCTCAAAGTAAAGACTTTGTTGGTTTTGAATTTTTCATTTTTCATCATGACACTAAACTGGTTTTATCAAATCATATAGGTGTTCCTCAATTTTATCTCAACCTAAGCACCATGACCCCTATCATGGTGCTATTTTTTAACTTAATACGGATACTTTTGTGAGACTTTAACGACCTGTTAGAGTCTCTTTTTTAATGCGATAATTTATACATAAAAGGGAGGTGGAAGAGTGAACGGATATAACTATAATCCTTATGCACCGATGTATCAAGACACGATGCAATTGCAGGATAGGCTAAATCAATTACAGCAAATGCAACAGCAGTACAATAAACCAATGCCAGAGCCACAAGTTCCAACACAGAATGTTAATTGGATACAAGTTGCAGGCATAGAGGGAGCAAAGAACCAGATCGTACAGCCAGGGGCTACAGCATGGATGATGGATAACAACGCACCTTTCTTTTATGTAAAGAGTGTAGATGGAATGGGCAGTGCAACTTTTAAGGTATTTAGATTCGAGGAGATACCGCCAGAAGCCACGCAGAACGCCCAAAAACAAAATGTAAACTATGATAATAGATATGTTACAAGAACAGAGTTTGAAGAACTTCTAGCAAAGCTAGGAGAGCAACCAGAGAAAGGAGAGTTAAGCAATGAGTAATCCTTTAATGAACATGATAGGCGGTATGATAGGAAACAACAACCCTATGCAAATGGTACAGCAGGTAATGGGCATGGTAAGAGGGTCTAACAATCCGCAGTCTATGGTTGAGAGCATGGCACAGACAAACCCTGCGATCAAGCAGGCAATGGAAATGTGCAAGGGAAAGAACCCACAAGAAGTGTTTAATAGCCTATGCCAACAGCAGGGCATGAATCCACAGGATATTGTGGACAAAGTGAACAAATAGATATTAAGCGGTGCACAGCTTGGTAAATAAATTTATGGAGGACAACAACAATGAATGAAGCAATGGGACTCACTGCGGCAGATGTAGCGGCAGTGACAAGAAATGACGGATATGATAACGGCTTCGGCAACGGTGGTTGGTGGATTTGGATTATCTTAATTGCTTTCCTTTTCTGTGGTAACGGATGGGGAAGAAATAACGATACCGCAACGACCGCAGGCGAAAATGCTTTCTTATCCGATGAGTTTGTTAAGAGAGATATTTTCAATACAAACCAGAACGTATCTAATACAGCTTGTCAGACACAGAGAGACGTATTAGAAAGCAGATACACAACACAGTTAGGATTACAGCAGATGCAGGCACAACAGCAGGCTTGTTGCTGTGAAACACAGAAAGAAGTGTTACAGAACCGCTATGATGCGGCTTTAATGGCCCAGAATATGCAGGCACAGATGGCACAGTGTTGCTGTGATATTAAGGAAACAATCCTCGCAGACGGACAGGCTACACGCCAGTTGATGCAGGACAACACAATCCAGAATCTTAGAGATAAACTTGCGGACAGAGATAGAGACTTACAGTTATCTAACTTCCAGATTTCGCAGGTATCACAGACTAAGAACATTGTGGATGCTGTTAGACCATTCCCAACACCTGCATACATTACAGCAAGTCCTTATGTATCCTATAATGGGTATGCATACGGTGGTTGCAACTGCGGAAGTGTAAATGTGTAAATAAATCAAGCTTGTTGGAAGAATCCATATCTACTAAGTAGACTAGCAATATATTAACGATAGGGTGTCGGGTTCGGCATCCTATTTTTGTTTAGGAGGGAAAACTATGTTAAATGCGGTAAATGTAGAACAGCAGAATGTAAACAGTGGTGCAAACGTACTATTTACGAATACACGATATAGTAGCAGACGTTGTACTTGTAATTATGGGTGGCTGAATCATGTAGAGGGGTCTGGTCTGTTTACGTTAACGAATAGATCAAACTGCCCTATGACTGTAGAGGTAGAATTTAACGGAAATGTATCCGCTAGTACAACAGGAGCAACGGCACTTGCTGTAGAGCTTAACGGAGAAGCTATTGGTGGAACAGAAATGGACTATACAGTAGTTACAGCGAACACATTTCAGAACGTGGGAGCAACAACGGTTGTAACTGTACCATCTTGCGGTAGCTTAATCGTAAGCATCGGAAATGTAGGAACAACAGCGGCAATAGTAAAAGATGCGAATATTATTATAAAGCGTATCTCTTAAGGAGGTGCGATCATGATTGAATTTACAAACAATCTTGAAGTAACAAAAACAGAAGATATCTTTGACGAGATCAACAAAAGATATGTAGCGGCTATGATGATACACGGTCAAATGGCAGACTATTTCAACTTCTTAGGTTTGAAAGGCTACAAAAGATTACATGAATACCAGTTTCTTACAGAAAGCTTGGAGAGACGTGAAGTATGCAGGTATTTTGTAGATCATCACGGCAAGCTTTTAAAAGATTCTTTTAGCGGTACTATAAAAGTGATTCCCGACTCTTGGTATACAGCCAGTAGACTAAGTATCGGAAAATCCACAAAGCAGAAAGCCGTAGAGGATGGCTTTATAGAGTATCACAACTGGGAGAAAGAGACAAAAGAAGCCTATGAGAAGTACGCACAGCAACTTAGAACGAACGGAAACGTATCGGATGCACTATTTGTAGAATGTCTGGTAAAAGACGTATCTAAAGAGCTAGAAACAGTTGAAAAGATGGTTACTGATCTAATCTCTGTAGGATACGACATGGTGTATATTACAGAGACACAGGACTGCATTCATGAGAAATACAAAAAGAAGCTTAAGGGGGTCAAATTATGAGTGAAATCAAACATGTTCTGGAAGAACAGCTAGAAAGAGAAAAAAACTCAGCATTAAAACAGCTCACAACATCTAATCTTGATGCAATGTATAAGATTACAACAACATTATGCAATCTGGAAAAGATGGAGCATGGAGACATAGCGGAAACCGTCATGGATGCAGGAGAGAATCTTATTAAGAAGTACAGCAATGGCAAGTATGATAAAAATATAGATGCATTGTATGACAACTACTTAAGTGCTAAAATGGCATACAAAGAAAGCGGAGATCAAGGACACCGCGATAAGCTTATGGAATCGGTCGGTAGATTGATGGTGGAAGTGTATGATATGCTTTCTTCTATGGTTATTGATTCTGACTTTATGGACGAGAGAAAAGAGATACAGCGACAGATAAAGAAACTTGCGGAAATGTAAAAAAAGAGGGTATTGAAACGGCATATTTTAGGGTTTACAATAAATATGTAGGAACTATGCAGATTTGCTACAGCCTCCTTGTAAGTACAGAGTTTTTTTAGCGTTTTTGGTTGCAAGACAACAGGAAAAGAGTTCGAGGCTCGAGTGGGGTTCAAGTCCCCACATTTCTTTTACCTTGACTTAGGTATATAAGTCTTAATCCATTACCGCAGACATAGCGGTATACAAACAATGTAGGAGGATATATATGCAGAATTACGAACAGATTTTAGCAGAATTAGGAATTGAAATCCCAGAAGAGAAAAAGGCAGATCTGAAAAAGAAGATGTCTGAAAATTACAAGACTGTAGCTGACTACAATAAACAGGTAGAAAAATGTAACAGGATAACAACAGAAAGAGATGAGTACAAAACATCTGTAGAAGATGTACAGTCAAAACTTTCAGAGTTAGAAAAAGAAGACGTAAACGGTCTTAAAGAACAGATTTCTACACTAAAAACAGAGATTGCAGACAAAGATAAAGCTATGGATAAACTTTCTAAGCAGGTAGAACTCAAAGAGAAAGTAAACGATTTCTTATCTGGCAAAAAATTTGTAAATACATTTGCAGAAGAAGCTATCCGCAAGGGGATGCTTGAAAAACTGGAAGAAGAAAACGGGAAAAATGCAGAAGATGTTTTTAATGAACTTTATACAACAGATGGGAAAGTAAACGAGGGCATCTTTGTTGAAGAAAAAAAAGAACCTAAAAATAATATTCCAAGTTTTACGACAAAATTTAACAGCGGAGAACGAAAAAAAGGAGTTCAGAAGTTAAATGAAATGTCTTTAGATGCTCAGATTGCGTTAAAGGCAGAAGACCCAGACCTCTACAACTCTTTAGCAAACGACAAATAGAAACCATACCGACTCACAATTTGGAAGTGAGCCGCTAACCTAAAATCCCTTAATAGTTGTAGGTAGATGGGACAAAGATAAGTCCTTATCTATTCTTATTTTGGGTAGAAAGGACTTTTTTTATGCCAAGAACAGGAACTTTTGGCGGATTCGCTTTTGATCCAGAAGTTTTTTCACGATACATGAGCGAAAATGCAACATGGAATGATGCGATTATTGCATCTGGTGTATTAGCACAGGACAATACAATCATGGATTTAATCGGAGAAAAAGGAAATGTCGCAACAATTCCATTCTATACACCGATTGATGAACAGGACTCACAGGCTTTAAACAACGATGGAGAAACAGACAATACACCTGTTGAAATCACAGGAAAGAAACAGACTTGCATGTTAATCCAGAGAATGAAAGCTTGGAAATCAAAAGACTTTACAAAAGAGTTAACAGGTGCAGACCCTATGACTCATGTTGCAAACTCTGTTGCAAGCTTCTATAAGCAGGTAAGAACACGTGACTTAATGACTACAGTTGATGCAGTTTTAAGCCTGTCTGGTATGGAAAACCATATTACAGACTTATCTTTAACTGGCGAGGGCACTGTAGGAGATGCAAACAAAATTGACGATACAACACTTATCTTTGCACAGCAGAAAGCTTTAGGAGATTCCGCTGACAAGATGGGATTACTTGTATTAAACTCTTACATTTATGCAAAGTACAAAGCAATGGGACTTGTTGACTACAACAAATACACTATTGCTAACGCAGTAGAAAGAGAAGTAAATCTTCCTACAATCGGTGGATTTATCCCACTGGTAACAGACAGATTTACAGTTGATACAACAGGAACAAATCCAGTATACAAAACTTATATGCTTGGTACAGGTTCAGTATTGACTTGTGATAAGACAAACTATGAAAATCCTTATTATACAAACTATGACCCAGAAACATCTGCCGGTATTGAAAAGCTGTATACAAAACAGGGTTATGTATTACATCCTAACGGATTTTCTATTAATGCTAACAAGATTGCAAAAGAGTCTCCTACAAATGCAGAGTTAGGAACTAAAGGAAACTGGTCTTTAGCATTTAATCAGAAGAATATCCGCATGGGTGTTATTAAATCCAACGGATAAAAAAGGAGTGATTTCATGGCGTACATTGACTATGAATATTACAAAACCCTTTTTGGAGAGAAAGCAATCCCAGAAGCAGACTTTAATCGTCTGGTCTGGGATTCTTGCAAGAAGATAGATAATGCCACAACAGGTGTGGATAACGTAAAGAAACTTAAGATTGCTTTTCCGACCGATGAGGACGATGCAGAAGCAGTAAAAAGATGTATCTGCGAACTTCTGTCAATCACATACAAGATTGAGCAGGCAGAAGCAAGAGTCGAAGCATCACAAGGCTACATCACGTTAGAAGATGGAACTGTGATGAGTAAGCAGGTAGCATCTAAGAGTGCAGGAAACGAGAGTATAAGCTATGTGACTTCCAGTAACGCAGGTACGGCTACATTGATAGATAAGTGTTTAGCGGATAAGGAAGCACAAAAGCAGTTATACTCTGACACAATAAGAGACTACTTATCGGGTGTCACAGATGCCAACGGAGTAAGTCTACTGTATATGGGAATGTACCCAACGGAGTATTTATGAAAGATTGTAAAGTAAATGTTTTAGGAACTACATATAAAATTAGATTCAGACATGAGAATGAAGATGAAAAACTACAAGAATTGTCTGGTTATTGCGATTATTCAAATAAAACAATAGTCGTTGCAATTTTTGAAAAAAGTGTTGATTCTGTGAATAACATTGAATCGGTTCAAAAAAGTGTGCTTAGGCATGAGATTATGCACGCTTTCTTATATGAAAGTGGTTTAGATGGGCAGTCTTGCAACGTAGATTGTTGGGCAAAAAATGAAGAAATGATTGACTGGTTTGCTTTACAGTCTAAAAAGATTTTTAAAGCTTTTAAAAAAGTAGGGGCATTATAGACAGGGGGATACGATGTATAACGATACAATCACACTTTTTAATAGGTATGAAAGTAAATTGGGAGATACATGGTATCCCTCTATTTTGCATAATACGAACCTAAACATGGATAAAGCAAGCATCGTTGCAAAGTACGGTTCTGAATCACAGGACAATGCTGTATTAAACGTGCAGTATAGCCTAAAAAGCGGTCAAAAGATGGTAGGGAGTAAATTATGGCTACCGCCTAAAGAATGGTGTAAACAGACGAATGATAAGCTGTCAGAAGCACTTACGTTTAGTTCTAAGGCGAATAGTTTTGATTTCTTTATCGTTGGCGAATGGAAGAATGAAGAACCGATTGCAGAGGATGATTATATTGACGGATTCTATGAAGAAATGAAACTTAAGTATGATTATGTCTTTGCAATAACTGGAAGTGCCTTTTACGACATAATCCCGCACTTTGAGGTAATGGCTAAGTAGGTGGTTATATATGGCTAAGAAGAAATTAGGAAATGTTAATGTGAATACACAGAACATGAGAGCTAATATCAGTCTGGCGAGATTCGATGAACAAATACAAAGTGCTCAATATTGGTTAGATAGTCAAGTTATGACTGATATGGTCCCATATATGCCACATGAAACAGGTACATTCATTAACGTAACGAGAGCAAAAAGTGCTTCTCTTGCAGGTACTGGAATGGTGTGTGCAGGTACTGGACCGATGGGACGTTTCTTGTACTATGGTAAAGGTATGGTTGACGAATTAACAGGGTCTCCATGGGCGAGAAAAGGTGCTAAGAAAGTATTAGTCACTGAATTTGCAGGACAAACCAATGCAAAAGAAGACCTGTCCTATTCCAATCCTAAAGCTACTCCAAAATGGTTTGAAACAGCAAAGAAGAATCACGGTAAAGCATGGGTTACTCATGTTAAGAAGCAGGCAGGAGGAAGTTAATGGCAGAAGAAAAGAAACCAGTCAAGTACGACATTGATGGTTTTGACGTGATCACAACAGCATTGCAAGAACTGGTAAATCAATTCCCAGAATTAAGAGAGGGAGACGAAATTGCATTTTCTACATTAGATGATGCAAGCGGAAAAGCAATGTTCCCAGTAAGCGGTGCAGTGATTGAATCAGAAAAAGAGAGTATCACAGGACACGTCACACAGGTATGTCTGTATCCGTTTTGTGTGATACATCGTGCAAGCGGTACAAAACCAAAGAGGAAAGCAGAAATTAAGGAGTGGTTGGATAACCTTGGTAAATGGTTAGAAAAGCAAACAATCACAATTAAAAACAACACATATAAACTAGAAGAATATCCAGTGCTGACAGGCAATCGAAAGTTTTTAACGATTGACAGACAGACACCTGCATATTTGGACAGTATAAACGAAAACAAGTCTGAGAATTGGGCTATCAATATTTCTGCCCGATATCAAAACGACTTTGATAGATAAATTAACTATTAACTGGTCTACGACAGGATGTAGATCACTGACCTTGAAAAGATAAAGGAGAATCATAATGGCAGTTACAACAGGTAAAATTGACCGTAAGTATATGGCTCATTTCTTAGATGCAGGCTCTTTGTGCGGTGGTAAAACACCATCCTATGAACGTCTTGGAAAAGACTTAGAAGAGTACAATGTCGAACTTAATCCCGATACAGAAACAAGTAAAAATATTATCGGAGAATCTACATTCAAACACAACGGATATGAGGTTTCCTCAGAAGCCGACCCTTATTATGCAGAAGCTGACAGCACATTAAGCCAGAAGTTGCAGGAGATTATCGACAATCGTTACAAAGACGATAATCTGAAAACTACCGCAGTAGAAGTACACCTATGGAAAGAAGCATCAAGCGGAGCTTATGAAGCATACGCAGAAGATTGTTATATTGTTCCAACATCCTACGGTGGAGACACAAGTGGTTACCAGATTCCATTTACAGTTAACTACGCAGGAAACCGCAGAAAAGGTACTTACAACGTAACATCCGGAACATTTTCAGAAAGTGCTACACAGGACTTAAAAGACAACAGCAAAGCAGTTTTATCATAACAAGGAGTGCAGGATATGGAAGAACTTAGACGAAAAGTCAAAACTGGGGCATTAAATGTAATTTTAACGAATGAAGATGATGAGGAAATCGGAAGATTCCCATTCAACCCAGTTGATTTAAATATCGTAAGAAGATACGAAGAAGTTGTTACTAATTTGGAAAAGATGGAACTTCCAGAGGATGCTACAGAACAGGATATCTTAGAACTGTCTGACAAATTAGAGGGGCAGATTGATTACTTGCTTAACTCTAAAGCTTCTAAGTCTGTATTTGCTATTTGCAATCCGCTAACTCTTACAGAAAGCGGAGATTTCTTCATCGAGAACATCATCGTGGAAATCGCAGATATTATTGAGCAGGTAACAGACCAGAGAATTAAGAAGAAACAGGCGAAAATTAAAAGGGCAACGTCTAAATATCACAAATAATGGAAGTTTGGGAACTTCCTACATCCATAGTAGTTGGTGGCATAGATTATGAAATACGCACAGATTTTCGTGCAGTTCTGGACATTTTAAAAACATTTAATGACCCAGACTTTGAGAACGATGAAAAGTGGATTGTTTGCCTTACCATTTTATACGTTGATTTTGGAAATATGCCACCACAAGACTATGAAGAAGCTATTGAAAAAGCCATCGAATTTATTGACATGGGTATCAAAGATGATGGGAAGAAACAACCTCATGTGATGGATTGGGAACATGATGCACCAGTTATCATCCCATCTGTTAACCGTGTACTTGGAAAAGAAATACGAGCTATGCAGTATTTACATTGGTGGACTTTTTTAGGAGCTTACATGGAAATTGGAGAGTCTTTGTTTTCGCAGATTCTTAGTGTTCGCATGAAGAAAGCCAAAGGAAAGAAACTGGAAGATTGGGAAAGAGAGTTCTACAAAGAAAATAAAACGCTTATTGACCTAGATGTTAAATATTCCGAAGAGGAATTAGAAGAACAGAAACGTTTGAACGATTTACTGAATGGGAAAGGGGCGTGATTGAATGGCTACACAAAAAGCGGATGGAAGTATTTATATCAAAACAGAAATTGATACAACCGAAGCAAAAGCAAGTGTGAAAGAAATCGCATCTCTTTTAAAACGTTTATCCAATCAAGTAAAAACCATTGGAAAATCAATGGAAAAAGCCATAAGTGGCGGTATAAAAGCACCAGATACAAAAGGTATGGATGTTGTCGAAGAAAAAGCAAAGACCGTGGCTGAGGAACTGGAAAAGACCGCACAGGCAGAAAAGAAGCTAGAAAGCATAGATATTAAATCTAATGCACTTGATACGTTAGATAAAGCGATAGAAACCACAGGACAGAAGCTTGCAGAGTTGGAAAAAGCACAGATGGATGTATTCAACAGAAATCAGAGTGCAACTTCTTCCCCTGCATTTCAAGCAATGGAGAGTGCCGCTTCTAAATTAGATCAGCAATATGAACAGTTGATTGCAAAAAAGAAGCAGTTGGAAACATCTACAACAGGAAAGACTGGACTGCCTAAGACTGGAAAGCTGACAGGTGGAACAGGTCTGGCAAGTGAGGAAAGTGCTAACGCATTAGCTAAACTTAATGCAGAGATCACAGGCACAGAAACAAAAGTAGAACTGTTAAATAACAGCTTGGAGCAAACAGCACAGGCACAACAAAAGATAAGTGACAGCTCTATCAATACTACAGCTTATCAGATTCTTGAGCAGACACTACAGCAGGTAGAATCACAGTTTAATCAAGTTGCACAGACTCAGCAAGAGTTGTTCGCAAGGAATCAGAGTGTTACTTCATCTCCTGCTTTTATGGCATTAGAGAGTGCGGCAGAGAAGCTTGGTCGGCAGTATGATTCATTACTTGCTAAGAAACGGCAGTTAGAAAGCGGTGGGGGAGCAGTACAAACACCTGCGATCAAGACAGCCCCTATGACTGGTGCATATTCTGCCACGGCATCTAGTGCAAGTCAAAAAGCTTTGGATGCCTTAAACAAAGAAATAACACAGACAGATGCAAAAGAAAAAGGACTTGTTAACACAAATAGTAGGCTTGGTTCATCATTTAAGAATGTCAGTCAGTCTGTGGACAGTGCTAAGACAAAGACAGGCGGTATTTCATCTATCTTTAGTAGAATGGGTGGAGTCGTATCTGGACTTGGAAAACGTCTTGGTGTACTGGCACAGAACTTCACAAGCACTACAAACAGTGCTAATAATGCAAAATTTTCTATTGGTCGAATGGTCGGTATGAGTATATTATATTCTACCGTTTTTGGAATGATTTCTAAAGTTAACAGTGGAATCATGACAGGCATCAATAACCTTGCACAGTATTCGTCAGCTACTAATGCTTCGATATCTTCTATGATGTCAGCATTAACTCAGTTACAAAACAGTTTAGCAACAGCATTTGCACCGATTTTGTCCGTAGTAGCACCGATTTTGACGGCATTCATGAATATGCTATCGAAAGCGATCACATACATTGGAATGTTTATAGCAGCACTAACAGGACAGAAATCTTTTACGAAAGCAAAAGCTGTACAAGAAGATTATGCGGCATCACTGAACAAAACATCCAGTGGAGCTAATAAGGCGGCAAAAGCTACAAAGAATAACGCAAATGCCACAAAAAAAGCAAATAAAGAGATACAGACATATCTTTCTGGACTGGATGAAATCCGACAGTATCAAAAAGAAAAAGATAACGATACACCTAGTTCTTCTACCCCATCCGCAGGCGGTGGAGGTGGTGGCGGTGGTTACACTGGTCCATCCATTGGAGATATGTTTGAGAAAGTTCCTATTGAATCTTCCATCGCAGATATTGCTAAGAAGATTAAGGGCCTCATAAAAAAAGAGGACTGGGAGGGACTTGGAGCTTATATTGCATCGGGTATCAACAAAGGATTGCAAAAAATCTATAATGCCATCAATTGGGATAATGTAGGCCCGAAGATTACATATTTTGTGAACGCATTTACACGGACATTCAATAGTCTTGTTGATCACATAGACTGGGATTTAATGGGACGTACTGTGGGTGCAGGTATTAATACAATTGTCAACACACTGAATCTGTTGATAGAGGGAATCAATTGGAAAAATCTTGGTTCAAAAATTGCAACAGGTATCAACGGTTTATTCAACGAAGTAAATTGGAATAATGTAGGGCAGTTGTTTGCGAATAAAATAAATGTTCCGTTTCAAATGTTAGAGGGAGCTGTAAATACTCTTAACTGGGCAAAAATAGGAACGTCAATAGGTGGATTTTTGAATGGTGCAATCAACCAGATAGATGTTAAGTCTATTGGTACAAGCTTATCTGGATTAGCATTAGGAATATTAACAACATTAGATAATGCACTTACTACAACAAACTGGTCACAGCTTGGCACAAAATTAGCAACATTATTAACATCCATTGATTGGGTCGGAATATTTGTCAATGCAATATCTGTTGCAGGGAAAGCCATTACGGCATTAACACAACTCGGTGTGTCTTTTATGGATAACTTGGCAAAAGGTATTACAAATGGGACACAGCAGTTTATTAGTAAGGGATTATCAGCACTGACCAATTTTACTGCAAACTTAAGAAGCAATGCAGGAAAATTAGTAGATTCTGGTCTCCATCTTATGTTAAATCTTGCTAAAGGTATAGCTAATGCCATGCCAGATATCATCAAAAATGTTCCACAGATCGTTATTAATATTGCAGGAGTCATTAACGATAATGCCCCTAAGATATTGGTCGCAGGAATACAGCTTATTGCAATCCTGCTAAAAGGTCTTATACAGTCTATACCAACATTGATTGCAAATGTACCAAAGATTGTGCAGGCAATCGTCAGTGTATTTACAGCTTATAATTGGCTATCACTTGGAAAAAGCCTCATCACAGGTATTAAAAACGGAATTATGAATGCAAAAAATACTGCGGTTGATGCTATGAAGAATACATACAATGGCGTGATTGATGCGATAAAGAATTTACCGTCTAAACTCAAAGGACTTGGAGAAAACGGAATTAAAGGGATAGGCAATGGAATTACTGGGAAATTGTCTGGACTTAAAACAACGGCAGGAAAAATATTGACCAATATTATAGAAGCGGTTAAAAATCTACCTAGAGAGTTGGCAAAAAAAGCGACATCTGCTATTAGGGGTATGAAAACTACATTTAAAAATGTTGACTGGGGAAGTGTCGGCATGAATGTAGTAAAAGGTATTGCAAAAGGTGTTGGAGATTTTGCATGGATTTTGGTTGATAAAATGACAAGTCTTGCACAAAAGGCGTGGGAGGGTGTGAAAGATTTCTTCGGAATCCATTCTCCATCAAGACTTATGAGAGATACGGTAGGTAAGATGATTCCTGCCGGTATTACAGTAGGTCTGGAAAAAGCTTTTCCAGATACGATTGATACATTATTAGACCAATCTAAACAGTTGGCAAATGTACCATTTACAGCACCATATATTACAAGTGGAGCGGTAATACCTGCGAAAGCATCCGCAGCGATCGCACAGAAGCAGAGTAGTACAAGTAGCAGTAATAATGACGTACTAAATTTACTTGAGCAGCTATTAGCAGTTATGAAAGATTTAGAATCAGATAACAGTGGTAACAATGTCAGAGATTATCATTTCACTGCACAGATTAACCGCAGAACGTTATTTGATGAACTTATCGAAGAAGCGAAACTAAGACAAATGAGTAACGGCAGAAACCCATTTAGCCTTGTGTAGAAAGGAGTAAGACATGGCACAGGATTATATAAAAATCAATGGTGTGAAAATATGGCAACCAGATTGCGACATAGCTGTAGCACTCGAAACCACGTATACGCAAGGTTCAACAAGGGCACAGTCTGGAAAAGGGAAATTTACACCGATGTTTACGGTAGAGCGTTTCCCATATACGGCTACGGATATTCCAATGTCAGAAGCTTCAAAAATCCTGCAAATGGTAGCAAAAGGAAAACCTTTTGATTTGCATTATTTTTCTGTGTACCACAATGAATGGAGAACGGCTAAGTTTTATGTCGGACAGGTATCGGACATAAAAATACAAACATTGGAGAAAAACAAAGAGAAATTATCTAGTTTTTCGTTCAATGCACAGGGGGTTAACCCGATATGATAAATGTAAGTAATGAGTTTAAAACTCTAATGTCAGAAAGACAGGATTTTAAAGAGTATGCAGAAGTTACACTTGCAAATGGCACAGTTTTAGAACTGACAGAGGATGATTTTTCAATAGATAACAATAGTCTGGTTGATTCTGCAGGGGCAAACTCTATTCCTTTAGGAGTTGCCCTTAGTAGAAACGTACAGTTAGAAATTATGAACGACGATGATCACTTATCTGATTATGATTTCTTTGGAGCAAAAATCAGACTATATCTGACGTTTGAATTATCATCAACGATAGAAAAAATTGAATACGGTACATTTACCGTCACTCAACCAGAAACCTACGGAAGTGTTGTAACGATTGTTGGCTACGATGATATGTATAAAGCAGATAAGACATACAGCACAACATTGACATTCCCTGCGACAGCAAAGAGTGTGTTGATTGATAGTTGTGATACCTGCGGTATCTTGATTGGAAATAGTAACTTTTTACATAATGACTTCCAGATACCAACCATGCCATCTAGTGAGTATACACACCGACAGATTATAGGTTTTATCGCTATGATTGCCTGCGGAAACGCAAGAATTGACCGTACAGGACATTTACAGATAATGACCTATGATTTTAACTATGACAGCGGTAATGTTCATACTTTGACCGATTACAACACTCTGACGAATGATACAAACGATGTGCAGGTAACAGGCGTGCAAATGACAAAGACTGTCACTAAGACAACAACCGATGAAGATGGTAACGAAAATGAAGAAGATGTGGAAGAATTAGTCAAATACGGTTCAGATGGCTACGTTTTAGAAATAGAGAATCCGTTAGTTGCAGGTCATGAAGAAACATTAGTTTCTTGGATTTATGAAAGATTCAAGGATGTAACGTTTCGTGGATTTACGATGGATTATATTTCTTATCCAATTGCAGAGTTTGGAGACAAGATAAAGATTACAGACTGGCGAGGTAAAAGCTTCTATTCTGTATTAACAGATGTAAACTTTGTATTCTTTGGATATACAACACTTAAAAATAGTGCAGAATCTCCAATGAGAAATCAAAGCAATTACACGTCAAGTGAACAAAAAGCACTGATTCAAGGGAAAGAATTAGTTGAACGTGAAAAGACAAATCGTGAAATTGCAGTTAAAAAGTTAAATGATACATTAAAAAACAGCTCTGGCATGTATTCTACGGCAGAAAAACAACCAGACGGCTCTACTATTTACTATTTGCACGATAAACCAACAATCGCAGAATCACAGAATGTTATCAAACTAACAGCCGAAACAATTGGTTTTTCCACGGATGGAGGTAAAAATTATCCATATGGTTTTACAATCACAGGCGAAATGATAACAAGATTGCTTTATGTAGAGGGAATTAATGCAGATTATATTAATACTGGTGCATTGACAGTCAAGGATAAATCTGGAAATATTATCTTTTTTGCAGACATAGAAACTGGTACTGTAAGGATTTCTGGAGATAACGTCACAATAGGTGGAAAGACTGCAACAGAAGCGATTAATGACGCAATCAATGAAGCGAAAAAGTCTCGTGCTATGATTATAAATCTTGACAAGGACTATCAAGCAATCACAACAGATTACAAAGGAGAATACACAGCGTTTCCAGAATGTCACACGACAGCACAAGTGTTGTGGGGGCATACAGATATATCTAACGATTGCAGTTATAGTATTCAGAAATCTAGTGGAATTGTAGGCTCTTGGGATAATACAACTCATACTTACACTGTAACAGCATTGATTGCAGATACAGGGTGGATTGATATTACAGCAAATTACCTTGATACATATACAGTTACAAAGCGTTTTGATGTTGCAAAGGTTAAAAGTGGTGCACCAGGTGCACAAGGAGACGGTACTTACCTACACATTAAGTATAGCAACGATGGTGGTAAGACGTTTACGGATGCAACAGTAGGCTCATGGATAGGAACTTGCGTAGATAGCAACGTAGAAGCACCCCTCGATGTTAATGCGTATACTTGGGCGAAAATCGAGGGAAAAGCAGGTCGTACATACTTTATGGAAACATCATCTAGTATTGTAAAAATGTCAGCGGACAGTACAATAGTTCCAAACTTCATTACATTGTCTGGTTATTATCGTGACGGAACAGAAACAGCACGTACAGCTTATAAGTGCCGATTTAAGATTGAAGAGACAGCAGACAATGAGACGTACAACACTGTATACACATCGACAGAAGATGAAACTGATATTACTCATGCATTGTACTCTGCATTAGCAACAGGCTCAAATGGAATTAGTGCTGATGAAACTAACGGAATCGCAATTTCACGAAATCTTACAGCACTTAGATGTACGATGTATGCAGCAGGTGGATTCACACAGATTCTTGACATTGAGACAATCCCAGTTGCAATAGACGTTGATGCACTGACACACGAAGATATATTTAATCTGTTGACGAATAATGGAGCGTGGCAAGGTATTTATCGTGGGTCTGATGGAAAGCTGTATATAAATTTTACTTATGGAAGAGGTGGAACATTAAATCTTGGTGGAAAAGCTGATACATATGGAGACGGGGAATTACACGTTTATAATTATTTCGACAAAGAAGTTGTGACGATAGACAATAAAGGGATTATAGTACTGAATTATTCACTTGGAATTTCGGCTGATGAAAAGCCAATATCATATGTGTGTATAACACCAGACGTGTTCGGTGGTATATATATATCTGAAAACAAGGATGGAACTGGTGCATGTGCGATTTTGTCCCCAGATGAGATTATATTAAAAAATAACAGCAGTGGACCACTTACAGTACAAACAGACATAACAATGCATATGACGGATGAATCACTTTATCTTGGGTCGATAAGTGAATATAAATTTCATTTTGGAAAAGAAAGATCAAGTTTTTATCAGCCAGTTACTATTGGCGGAAGTTTGTCTGTTACCGGAGAAAAAAACAGAATAATAGATACAGAAAATTATGATACAAGAAAGCAGTATTGTTATGAAACAGCAACCCCATATTTTGGAGACATTGGAACGGCACAAACTGATGATAAAGGAAAGTGTTACATCGACATTGACGATATATTTTCAGAGACAGTAAACACAGGTGTTGAGTACCAAGTATTCTTGCAGAAAGAGGGGCAAGGCGATTTATGGGTAGAAGAAAAGACCGATAGTTACTTTGTCGTTCGAGGCACTGAAAACCTTAAATTTTCGTGGGAAATCAAAGCAATTCAGAGAGATTACGAATTTGAACGACTTGAAAAATTCGATAACTCAGAAAAAGAAGAAGTGATTGACTACGAGAAAGAATATATGGAAGAAATCAACGATTTGATTAAAGAACAGGAGGAAATGTTAAATGAAACAGTTGAGTAGCTTTATGGTATTAAATATTGACGGTGGAGACAGGGTATCATACACATACAATGAGATTGACGATAACACAGGAGAACCATTGTCACAGAATAAAAAAGAAAATTTCTGGGTAGTAGATAAAGAACTTAAAAAGCACATTGATGCTATCAGAAGCTACGTCAGAGAAAACAAGTTGAATTAAGGAGTGATGTTATGGCAATCAATATACCTTTAGTACATATATCGGATTTAACAGAGAAAAAGACAATATCAGATGATGATTACATGCTTACTGGTGGGAGTACCGCCAGTAAGGTTAAGTGGTCAACGATCGTGTCTCTGATAAAAACTAAATTAGGGATTGGAAATATAGAAGATAGTATAAGTAAAATACAGTCAGATATTTCTACGTTAAATAGTGATTTAACCAATAAATTACGCAATATAGTAATTAAAACAAGTGGAAGTGGTACGAGCATATCTGTAACCATATCAAATTACGATAATTTAAAGTCAAAAAGTGACAAAATCGCACTATTTTTGTTTGGAAACGGAAACGGTTTATCACGCTGTGCCATAATCTCAATAAATATAAGTGGCGAAGATATTATCATTGATGCAACTACCAATGTTGTATCTGAAAATATATCATGTTCTGCAAGCAAAAATGTAATTACTATAAACGGTCTTCCACAATGGGGATTTTATACGGTTATAGCACCACCAAACGTGTATATAGACCAAGGTGGAATTGTATTTGATAATTAGTCTTACCTTGCATAGACATCGTAAGTAACTGTTCCTGTTGGAGATACTACTTGCCAACTTGAAGAAAAATAAACAACATTTTCATCTTTGCATGCCATAAAACTTGCGTGATAAGTGTTGTCATACCAGTAACCATCAGATATACGATTTGTTTCTGTTAAATTTGGAAACATGAACGTGAATTGCGGACTTGTTGCATTTTTTGAACGGCAGTCAATCCGTTTATTATCAAGAAAGAATATGTTTTTTCTATTTAAATGGAACGTCAACTCCACCAATTATAATAAGCTCATTTTTAACTTTGAATACATTCAAATAGGTTTTTAAGTTGCCGTTTGGAACTAATGTAAAATCGAAAGAAAAATCACTATTTAGTTAATAGAACTATGGAATATTAATGTATGATGCAGGAACAATCACATTTGCTATTACGACACCGTAAGATGTTGTATCTTTGCATCTTATGTCCACTGTATTGTTATGTATAGTTATGTACCCAGTATTTCCACGTGGAGTCCAACTTCCGTCAATGATTTCACAAGGAGTGAAAACTTCATTGTTAAATGTAATACCGTTGGGCAATGTTAATAAAGTTTGATTTGTATTACCGCCTGTCAAACTTTTGCCATACCATATATAAATCATTGCTAACTGACTATTTTTTTTAATAGCAAATCCATCAATGCCATAGGTTTTATACTGTAAACTTGAAAAATCACTATTTAACGTATAAATAAAAAAACACCCTGCATGAAGCAAGGAGTAAATAAATTACAAATGGAGATTAAGAAAGAAGAAAATCTCCATTCACATATTAACACAAACACTTAATAAATGAAAGGAGAAACTATGAATCTCAAATTAAGATTAAAAAATAAGGCAACATTAACATCACTGATTATGGCAGCAGTGGCATTTATCTATCAGGTTTTAGGTATCTTAAATGTCGTTGTTCCAATCTCCCAGAATGACGTAGTGCAGGTGTTGGGTATCCTTATTAACTTATTAGGAGTTATGGGTATCTTAGTTGACCCAACAACACCGGGAGTAGGAGATAGTGAACTTGCAAAAAGTAAAAATGATATTGCAGAAGTGATTGAATACAAAAAGGAGGACTAACAATGGCGAACACAGTCAATAAGGTTCTTAATGTAGCTAAAGGAGAAGTTGGTTACTTAGAAAAGAAAAGTAATAAGTATCTTAACGATAAAACAAAAAATGCAGGTAGCAACAACTACACTAAGTACGGAGCATACTTTGGTATTAACGGACCAGATGCTTACTGGTGTGACATGTTCGTGGATTGGTGTATGGTGCAGGCATACGGCAGGGATGTAGCAAAAAATCTCTTACATGGATTTAGTGCATACACTCCAACATCAGCACAAAAATTCAAAGACAGTGACCAGTGGCATAAAACACCACGGATTGGAGACCAGATTTTCTTTAAGAACTCTCAAAGAATCTGCCACACTGGGATTGTGTATGCAGTAACTGATGAGATGGTGTTCACAATCGAGGGCAACACCTCTAATGGAACAGCCGTTGTACCAAACGGTGGTGCTGTATGCAAGAAGTCTTATGCTTTAGGCAATAGTCGTATCGCAGGATATGGACGACCTAAATATGATAACGTAAAAGTATCATACAGCGTTGTAAAAAAGAACTCTTCCAAGAATGCGATCAAGTGGTTACAGAAAAAACTGAACGCAAATTGTACATACGCAAACGAACATCCATTAGCTATTGATGGAATCTGGGGAGCAAAGACAACGCAGGCTTTGAAGAAATACTGGAAACAGTTAGGATGGAACACGTCTGGAACATATGCAGGAAAGAAAACTTGCACGGCTTTGAAAAAAAATCGAAAAAAGTAGTTGCAATGTCGAAAATGATATGATATTATAAACAACGTTGAAACGAGAATGTTCCATTTTCGTTCCAACCAAAATTGAGAACAATAGAGTTTATGCGGTTTAACATAGATTTGATTCCTTGACTTTTAATCAAGTTGTCCGGGGTTCGAATCCCCGCACGCTCACTTTAAAA